TAGATTGATAACCGGGGGCTACGGCCCCCACCTTTTTATAACGGAGAAAACAATGCCAAGAGGCCGAAAGAAGGGCGCAAGCCACAAATACACCACCGAATATCTAGATGACGCCCTTGAAATGATTTATGGTGGCAAAACCATGTCACAAGTGGCCAGAGAACTAGGCGTCCATCGGCAAGCCCTTCATCGGGCGTTTAAACTGCAAGGAAAACTACCACGAAAGGTATTGTGATGAGTAGCGAGGTTTTAATAGAACGCCTTCGGGAAAAGGCAAACAATGAAGATGAACCCGATCGTGAACTGTTACGCCTCGCTTTCATGCGCCTTAAACACGTAGAAGAAGCCTTGGCTTTTGTGGGAAATGTGTGTAATCAAGAAAACTCTGAGTATGCAAAGGCTTGCGCCCTCGTCGCTCATAATGTTTGGCATCTAGATCCATTTACAGATTACCAGTTGCATAAGGTGACCCTACAATGAGAACCCCTTCCATCGCAGAATTGTTCGTAGCCCTTGTCTACGCCATGCGTAACAATAACCTTGCGCGTGTGAAGAAACTCCGTAAGATGATCGACACGTCCCTTCCTGTGGCGCACCTCCCATGACTTAGGCTCCCTTCGGGGAGTCTTTTTTTTATCTGTATGCTGGAGACAACTATGGCAATGTACACATTATCAAAAGAGATTATGATTGAGACCCTGCGTATCTATGAAGCATGTGGGAAAAGTGTAACCGCCGCATCACGAGCAGCCAACATTCCCCGCAAAACATTTGATGACCGTCTTTCCCGTGCCTTCCAAGAGTATCCAGATGGTTTGCCAGATAAAGCCACCGTTGGCCAATGGATGTATCCACGGATGATATCAAAAAATTTACCGGGCACTGTGTGGGCTGTTGGATCAGATATCCACATATGGGACGGTGACCCTCCGCTCATTTATAAAGCCTTCGTCAAAGTATGTAAGATGATCAAAGTAGATGGAATCATCCTCAACGGGGACATCATTGATGGCGCTAGGATCTCAAGGCACACACCGACCCGTGGGTCACGAGCACCAAAGATTGAAAAAGAAATCGAAACCGCCAAAGAATGGCTCCGCTTACTCCCAAAAACCCGTCACCGTCTGTGGACCATGGGAAACCACGACATTAGAATTGACACATACATTGCCTCAAACGCAGGCGAACTCGACGGATACATCATGTCCTTGGCAGAACATTTCACAGACTGGGAATTTGCGTGGGGGTTTGAAATCAATGGGACAGAAATACGCCATCGTTTCCGATCAGGGATCCATTCGGCCTATAACTCTTCCCAACACGCGGGAATTAGCATGGTTACGGGCCACACCCACCAATTACAGGTCACTGCTGTCCGAGATCGTCGTGGATCCCGTTGGGGCGTAGAAACTGGCACTCTTGCCGATCCCCATGGCCCCCAGTTCCAATATACAGAAGGAGCACCGTCTAGAGCGCAGCAGGGGTTTGCCATTCTTACATTTGATGAAGAGGGTATAATGATGCCCCCGGAACTGTGTGAACTGATTAACGGCCGTCCAGTGTTCCGAGGGCAGTACGTCTTATGAGGTACGGGCTATACTCTGGAAATGGTCCCCAAGCATTGTCTTAAACCACACCCCCGTACAGCGTGGTAGCAGTGTGTCTAACAGTGACGGACAATCTGCCGCTAGGCTTAACCAGAACACACACCAGTTAAAGCCAACTTATGTTAAGCCTCTTCGGCTTCGCCTTCTTTGCCGTCCTCGTCATCGAGTTCAACAAGCGTGTCTTCGCCGTTTTCGTCCTTGGTTAGCATAAGGATTGGCTTTTCAAACGCTTCCTGCATGAGATCAAAGTCATCAGCCAGTTCTTCAAACGTTTCGCCAAATGGGCTTGCGTCTTCTTCTGTCCAAAACTCAATCTCGTCGTCATCGTTATAAAACACTTCGCGAATCACGAACTGGTCGTCATCAAAAATAGAATCCCCATCCTTTGGGATATAGATCACGCGATAATTCCAAGACATAGTTTCACTCCGGTCAATACTGGTTACGGTCAAAGTCGGTGTATTCCATTCAAAAGAAACGGTCGTTGCGGTCGTTAACGATGCCATCAAGGTCTAGCCTCCTTCGTTGTGAGAGTTGGTTTTCACCATATCATGGTTTCGGTTTGATGACATCCCGCGGTTAAATATATCCAATGGGATGAATATCAGGACCCAAAATACGTATTAAGTTATTGATATTAATTAATAAAATGCCTTTAACTTATACTTAGTTACTTATCCAGAGAGAGACAGATATATTTGTCCAGAAGAGAGATAAAATAGTGATAAATATAAGAGTAGCCAGACATTGTTTTGGGATTTATAAGAGAGAATTATTATTATTTATATATATATATATATTTATATATTTTATTATTACCTTTAGAAGAAAGATCAATGGGTTATGGAGAAGTTTTGAATGTTAACGTTAGCACTATTTGTAATATTCTTTGGTGCTATAGCATTTTGCTGCGTTTCAGCTTATATTGGTGACGTTCTAGGAGGATTTCATGGCAAAAGTCGGCCGTCCAACAACGTATAAACCAGAATACTGCGAAATTGTCATTGAAAAGGGCAAAAAAGGTGGCTCTTACGCTGAAATGGCCGTTGCTTGTGGAACTGTACGTGCGACTTTAGATCGTTGGAAAGAAGAACATGAAGAATTTAGGACCGCTCTCGCGTACGCACGAGAATTATCGCAGGTATGGTGGGAAGAAACTGGCCGTACAAACTTGGGAAAACGGGACTTTAACGCTCAGTTATGGCTCAAAAACGTGGCTTCCCGCTTCCGGGACGATTATGCCGAACGCCGCATCAACGAATTAATGGGCAAAGACGGTGGTCCTGTTCAAATTGAAACCAAAACCATCAAATCAGCCGAACTCGATGATGATACGCTGGAAGCCCTTGAATTGGCCTTGGCATCGGCCATAGAGGCTAAATGAACGCTCCGGTTCATATTCTCCACAAAGGCGACAGAATCGACGCTAAGGCTTCCCTGCTGGATATCAGACGCGAACGGGCGTTCCGGTCCCTTCCAAAGTTCATTGAGTACGCATGGCCTGTCGTGGAGCCGGGACAACCCTTTATCGACAACTGGCACATCCACCTCATTAGCGAAGCCCTAACGGCCATCACTGACGAGGTCATGGTTGACGATGAACGATACTACAACCGCCTGCTGATCAACGTCCCTCCCGGCACAATGAAATCCCTGCTGGTGAACGTGTTCTGGCCTGCTTGGGAATGGGGGCCACGGAATATGCCGCACTTGCGGTATGTTTGCGCTTCCCACTCCATGAACAACGCCATACGCGACTCAACCAAGATGCGCCGCCTTATCGCGTCAGACTGGTATCAAGAACTGTGGCCTCACGTTAAGTTGACAGGCGATCAGAACCAAAAGACTAAGTTTGAAAACACTTCCACTGGGTTTCGCCAAGCTCTTGCCATTGACGGTATGACGGGTGCTCGTGGCGATCGCGTGATCATCGATGACCCCCATTCGGTTGATTCGGCCAATTCAGAACAGCAGCGCAGGACAACCATCGAAACATTTAAAACCGCTATACCGACCCGTCTTAACAACCCTGACAAGTCTGCCATCATCGTTATCATGCAGCGCCTCCACGAAGAGGATGTATCCGGCGTAATCCTAGAAGAACAACTGGGCTACGATCACATCATGCTGCCCATGGAGTACGATCCCGATCGTGCCGCTCCAACCATGCTAGGCCTTGAAGACCCCCGAGAAGAAAAAGGCGAACTGCTATTCCCCGATCGGTTCCCGGCTCACGTTGTGGAGCGCGAAAAGAAAATCATGGGGTCATTTGCTACGTCCGGCCAGTTCCAACAGCAGCCAACCCCTGACGATGGCGGTATCATCAAAAGATCTATGTGGCAGCTATGGGAAAATGAGAATATATTCCCAGACTTCGACCACATCATAGCGGCCGTGGATACGGCTCTTAGCGAGAAGTCCGAGAACGACTTTACTGCCATGACCGTTTGGGGCGTGTTCTCCGAGGATCCGGTGGCGTCAGCCGCCAAGACTGGAGAGGCGTACCGCGTAGAGCGTACCTACAAACAGCCCCATCCGAAGGTCATGTTGATTTACGCTTGGCAAGAACGGTTACCATTCGCGGGGGTAGTGGATAAAATTTCATGGACCTGTAA